GCAGAAGTTTAAGGGGCAATTATGAACGCAGTAGCAGAGAAGTTTGAACAATTCGAATGGTTGACTCATGGCATCACTGCTAAGTCACCGCAATTCAATGATGAGACAAAAGGCACAGGAGAGAAACCTTTGGACTATCAAGATCGCTTGGGTGCTATTGCTTCATTAGATACACCACTTGAAAAGGCAATCACTTCAATTGTAATTTTTGGAGAGAATGCGAAAGGAGATTATGATTTTTTGTTAAACCATTTAGCAGGGATTATGGTCAAAGAGGCAGCACAGGATGGCAAGAAAGATCCTGATAAGATGACATTGAAGCATTTGGCTTCACTGATTGCTCGTATGGTCTTAGATTTTGCTATCAACCCAACAATGGAAGATAACTTTACAGCTAAAGGGCGTTTGTACTATGCAGGGATTGGCGAGAATAAAATGAATTATGAAGCGTATAGAAAATCATGGAAGCAGTACGAAACTATGATGATCCTATCAATTGAAGGCGCAATCAAATGTGCATCTGAAGGTGTGGAAAAGTACAGAAAACAGACATATAAAGATGTGAAAAATTAAGCTTCCCAAAATAATGGGAATAGGATATATTAATTCATATACTGGTCGTATTACGGTTCATCCGAGACCAAGACAGTTTTGATTCGATTTTTAAGCCCATTAAATTCTACTTTAGTGGGTATTTTTTTGTTTATCATTTAGATTAAAGTTATTCCGTGTATACTTTATTTTCCAAATAAATAATAAGGAATAATAATGCCTTTTGCAGACTTAATGAATGATACAATTTCTATTTATGATGAAGATGGAAATCTTGTTAAAGAAGGAATTAAAGCAAGCGTCCAAGGTGGTAAAGCTGTACATACTTTAGGTGCTGATTTTGCAGTTAATATAGGTTACTTTGTTGAAAGAAAAACTCCAGCAGGGATTGTGGAAAGATATAAAGTTCTAGAGCCAAATTACTATGGTAATTTCCATGGCATTCCAGCACATTATCAAATGAAAGTTGTAAATGTGAATGCTATTCCTGATCCTAGAACAAACTCAACTGTGAACACAATTCATGCTACAGGGAATGCAAGGGTCTACCAACATAGTGTAGATAATTCAATTAATACCTATACAACTTCACAATATAATCAAGCTCTTAATCAAGTAAAGTCAGATATTTTGGACTTAGACCTTGATGAAGTCGAGCAAGCACTAACAACAAAAGCTATCACCAAAATAACTGAAGAGATAGAAAGTGGCAGCCCAAACAAGGATAAGTTAGGTGCCTATATTTCACTTTTACCTACTGCAGTTGCGACCCTTGAATCTTTGGGGAATCTCGCAACAATGATTGGTCTGAATTAAACTAACAATATGTTTTAAGGATATTTTATGAAAAAAATTGAATACTTCACTGTAAAAAAAGAAGATGACACATATAAATTTAATGAAGAATATTTTGGTGGTAAGCATCCTTCGGATTGGTTCCATAGTTCAAATGGTGGACGATTTGAATTAATCTTAAGGTTAGAAGATTATCCAGATGTTCGTTTTTTTATTTATCATAATGAAAAAACAAGTGATGAAGATTTAGAAAATATCAAAGCAGCGTGGAAAGCATTTTGCCCTGAATGATAAATCAATATATAAACAAAACCCCTTCCGAGGGGTTTTTTAATGCCTAGAGGAAACTATGACAGACACAGTACAGGCTAGAAAAGACTTAGAGCTTTGCAGTGCTGAGCTGTCTAAGTATCAAAACCTTAGCCGTTCAGGTTTGAGACACAGCGAATTAATCGCAATAGACAATGTGATGATTCGATTAAAGGAAAGGATTAAGAATTTAAGAGTTGTGTTGAGTGATTGATATGAAATTTCAAACCAAGATGCATGAAGTTGATGCGATTAGTGTTAATCGAGTGGTTTCATTAGCTGCCAGTGACTTCAGTAAGCTACCTGTATGGATTAAAAAGAAATTTGAAGAATCCTGTTTGTTTATAGGCAAACATCATGTAGTTGTTCATGACATATATCACTGCCAAATTACTGATAAGGATGACGTTCTTATTTTTAATTCCTCAAAACAAATTGAAGTTATGAGTAAGAAAGACTTCTTTTATCGCTATGAAGATATGTGGGACAAGAACAATAACAGCATAGTTTGAGGTGCGTATGACATGCCAAGGCTGTGAACAACGTCGAGAATGGATAAGGAAACAAAGTGAACGAGCAAAAGAACGAATGCGGTTGTGTTTGCAACGGCTTACTGGTGAAGCTGGTAGAGCAGAACAACAAACTAATCGAACAGAACAATCAACTCATTCAGATCAACAACGAACAGACAGCACAGATTAATCATCTGCTTGAGCATTTGGATCTGGAAAGTGAGGGTGAGAGTTCTGGGTATTTGGATGGGTGAGAATGGCTATTCATGTTAAAGAGATACATCAAAAGCAAATCAATGCACATCTTAGTGATGCTGAAACAAAGCAGGCAATCTTAGAGTATGTGTTAAGGCAACACGATATTGGTGATGCTGAATATAAACATAGAACTTTTATAACAAGCAATCTTAGTTCAATAGGCAATTGCTATGAAGGTCGCTGTGAAATCACAATTGAATTAGGTGAAAGTGTTGAGCTGAATAAGGAGGCTAACAATGCCTAGAGTTGTATCTGTAATCCCTGCACCTAATACAAGTGGGCGCAAAAATTCTATTCAGGTTGCCAATGGTACTAAGGTTTTATTGGATGATGGTAGTTATCTAGAGAACATTCAAAAGATCACACTGGTTGCTGAAATTGATGAACCTTGGCGAGCAATCATTGAGTTGACCCCAAAGAATCAAGAGCAGATTGATGCAATCTTATCTGACCTGAAAGTTGTTGAGCCTAAGCCAATTGTTTATGTGAAAAGTGATGATGAAGCTTCAACGCCTACAAACCAAACTACAGACAATCAATCCCAAACCGAAGAATGAATTAAGAACTTCATGGCGTGATGGCAAGTCATCAACTCAACGTGGTTATGGTTATAAGTGGCAACAGTATCGATTGAAGTTTTTACAGTTGAATCCTCTTTGTATTTATTGTGAAAGGCAAGGATTGGTAACGGAAGCGACTGTGGTGGATCATATCAAGCCACATAAAGGTGACAAGCAGTTGTTTTGGGATACTAACAACCATCAAAGCTTATGTGCATCATGTCACAGCTCAGTGAAACAATCTGAGGAAAATCAATAATTTAATGAGAATTGTTCTCGTTTGGCAGGGGGGAGGTAAAATCTTGAAATATTTGAAAATTTCTAGACCGCCTGCCATCTCATTTACAAAAAAAATTCTGTTTTCAAAAAAAGTTAATCAAAAAGTTAACTCAAAAGTTAAAGGTGAATTATGTCATTAACTGCAAAAATGAGAAAATTTGCTCAGGCTGTAGTTAGTGGTCTAAGCAATAAAGATTCTGCAATTACAGCAGGTTATGCAGAAAAAACAGCAGCGCAAGCAGGTGCAAAACTTGCGAAAAACCCCGACATTATCAGCTATATCGAAAAGTTAAAGGCCGACAAAAAGTTAACTTCTGATGCTCAAAAAGTTAATGCTGAGAAAGAAAAAGTTAAAGCTGAAAACTTTGTTGAAGTTGTGAGTGTTGAACACATTGAACCTGAAGTTGAACAAGCAAATGGTCAATTCGTTGGTCGAGATGATATTGCTGTTGGCGGTGTAGATGATCCACTTGAGTACTTAAAAAAAGTCTGGACGAATGAAATGGAAGATCCAGATTTAAGGCTTAAAGCAGCACAAGTAGCAATGCCATATGTACATGGAAAAGTCGGTACCAAAGGTAAAAAAGAATCCCAAAAAGATGAAGCAAGAGATATTGCAGGCGGTGCAGGTAAGTTTGCAACAAGGGCAGCACGAAAACGATATAGTTAGGTGATTTATGGAATGGACAACTTCTTGTAAAGACTGGGAAGAGAAGATTGTCAAAGGTCAATCCTTAATTCCATGCAAGCCACTTTTTGAAGATGAAGCCGAAATGGCTTTAGATGTTTTTAAAAGCCTGATCGTCACTGATGTAATGGGTCAGCCCACAATGGGTGAGATTACACGCCCATGGGTGTTTGAATTCGTCTCTGCAATCTTTGGTGCTTATAGTGAAGAAGAAAGTCGTAGACTGATCACTGAGTTTTTTCTACTTATTCCCAAGAAGAACTCTAAATCAACGTTGGCAGCATTCATCATGCTTACAGCATTGATTATGAATGATCGTCAAGCAGCAGAACTTATTATTTTAGCACCCACCAAAGAAGTTGCTGACAATAGCTTTGGGCCTATCAAAGAAGCGATTAGTGCAGATCCTGAATTAAAAGCATTGCTCAATGTATCAGAGCACGAAAAAACGATTAAACACCGGGAAACGAATGCCACTTTAAAAGTTGTGGCAGCAGATTCTAATACGGTTGGTGGTAAGAAGGCGTCATGGATATTAATTGATGAGCTTCATTTATTCCAAAAAAATCCACGTGCAGCTTCAATGTTTCGTGAAGCCACTGGTGGTTTAGCGAGTCGTCCAGAAGGTTGCATCATTTACTTAACAACTCAAGCAAGTGAAGTACCTTGCGGTGTATTCAAGCAGAAATTGGATTATGCACGGGATGTAAGGGATGGAATCAAAGAGAACAGAAAGTTTCTGCCTTTGATCTATGAATTTCCTAAACAGATGATCGAGGACAATAAGCATCTTGATCCTGAAAACTTTCATATTCCCAATCCCAACTATGGGACCAGTGTAGATCCAGAACAGTTAAAAGACGACTTTGAACAATCTAAAGATTCAGATGAGGAAAACTTCCGAGATTTTCTAGCCAAACGCTTGAATGTCGAAATCGGTATGAATCTTCGTGCTAATCGATGGGCTGGCTCAGAATTTTGGTTGCAACAATCCAAGCAGTTCACACTTAATAAATTAATAGACCAATCAGATGTAATCACTATCGGCATAGATGGCGGTGGACTGGACGATTTATTGGGCTTTGCTGTATTGGGTCGTCACGCTAAAAGTCGTAAATGGTGGCTTTGGAATCACGCTTGGTGCAATACAACCGCAGTCGATCGACGTAAAGAGAATGCGCCAAAGTATCAAGATTGTGTTCAAGAAGGATCTTTAACCATTGTTGAGCGAATTGGTGATGATATTGATCAATTGGCAACAATCGCAAAGCAAGTTTTTGATTCAGGCAAGTTAAATAAGATCGGCCTTGATCCTCTTGGTTTAGGCGGTCTTTTGGATGGCCTACTTAAAGTCGGCATCCCTGAAGAGCAAATGATCGCAGTACCCCAAGGCTTTAAATTAATGGGTTATATCTTAACAACTGAGCGAAAGTTAGCTGAGGGCAACTTATATCATCAAGGTTCGCAGTTAATGACCTGGTGTGTAGGTAATGCTTGAGCAGTTGTCAAGGGCAATGGCATGATGATTTCCAAGCAAGAATCAGGTGTCGGAAAGATTGATCCATTGATTGCGACATTTAACGCTGTGGCTTTGATGAGTATGAATCCTGAGCCAGTGCAGAAAGAATATAACGTGTTTTTCGTTTAAATAAATCCAACTCAATAACCGCCTTAATTGGCGGTTTTTCATTTTAAGGAGAGCCAGATGCCAGCTCTAAAAAAATCATTTGGCTCTTTTGAAATCAAAAGCACAAATGATGAAAAGCGAACCTTCAAAGGTATAGCAAGCACACCTAATTCAGATCGAGCAAAAGACATCATGGTTCCAAGTGGTGCCAAGTTTGAATTGCCTTTGCCCTTACTTTTTCATCATGAACATAGCGCCCCGATTGGTCAGGTCATTGATGCCAAGGTCACAGATAAAGGAATTGAAGTTGAAATTCATATTCCTGAAATTGCCGAAGAAGGCAACTTAAAAGCCCGAGTCGATGAAGCCTATCAAAGCCTTAAATATGGATTGGTTAAAGGTCTATCTGTGGGCTTCTTGGCTGATTGGGAGCAAGCCGAATTCATCAAAGGTGGTGGCATTCAATTTAATGATTGGGAGTGGTACGAGCTTTCACTTGTGACTATCCCATGCAATCGCGAGAGTGCGACAGATTATTCAAAAGCTTTCGAGGAATACAAAGCCGCGTTGGGCGAACAACCTCAGAAAACCGCAACAGATGGCGCTTCATCTGAGCATAAACACGTAATTGTAAAACTTAATAGCCCAACAAAGGGTGGAGTAAAATTAGTATGAATAAATATTTAAAACAGCTTCTTGATGCCTTGGCTACTAAGAATCTTGAACTTCAAGGACACATGACTAAGTCATTAGATGCTGGTCAAACTCCTGATGAAGATACAGAAGCAGCGATTCAGGCCGTTGAAAAAGAAATCGAAGCAATTGAAAAGAATATTGCTCGTGTTCGTAAGCAAATTGAAGAGGCCGATAAAGCTGCAAAAACTGCTACACCAGTTGATGGCCAGTCTGAACAAGGTGCCAAAGATACTGCAGAAGGCAAAACAACTAAAACGGTTGTTACTACTTCTTCAAATCTTCCAAAAGGTGTTCCGTTTGCACAATTTGCCCGTGCAAAAATGCTTGCATGCCATGAGCAAAAGCAAGGCAACATTCTTACTGTTGTGGAAGCTGCCAAACAACTTGGATATAGCCAAGATACGATTCAGTACATTGAAAAAGCAACACTTGGTACAACGACTGATGCTGGATTTGCAGCGCCTTTAGTTCAGCAAGATACATATAAGGGCGATTTCCTTGAATTGCTTCGTAATGCGACAATTTTCGATAAATTGAAAGGTTTTCGCTCTGTTCCATTTAATGTGAAAATTAATGGCCAATTAACGGGTGGTACCGCATCTTGGGTGGGTGAAGGTCAGAAAAAACCTTTAACCAATCCAACTTTTGGCAGTATTGAAATTAAAGAGCATAAACTTGCTGCAATCACTGTGTACACGCAAGAACTTCTTCGCCGAGCAGATCCAGCAATTGACCAGCTCGTATTAAATGATTTGATTGAAGCAAGTAAAGTTCTAATTGATACAACATTCCTTGGCGCACAAGTACAAACAGATGTTACACCTGCAGGTATCTTAAATGGTGTGACAGCAATTGAACCTTCAGGCACAAGTGGCGCTCAAATTGAAGCTGATTTGCTAAAACTAATCACCACATTTGTTGCTGCGAACCTTACTACCGA